GTTGGTGCTCTCCTTCTTCGGACAAGAAGGTAGATGTAGTTCATAAGACTGCTGACCTTCTTCGAACCTACGGCACTAAGATTATCCTCGATATGGATGACCATTGGGAACTTGGTACTGGGCACTCATTCTACAAGTACTACCAAGAGAACAGAATGACCGATTTTGTTAGAGAGCATGTTAAAGTTGCCGATGGCGTGATAACTTCGACCAAATACTTAGAGGCTGAGTGCCGTAATCTCAATCCTAAGACCATAACGCTACCCAACGTGCCCAATGTATCGCTCTACGAACAATATGGTCTTAAAAGCGTTCCTAAGGGCAAATTCGGCATAGGCTATTTTGGGGGTGCTCAGCATGAGGAGGATGTAGAGCTTCTAAGGATCTCTATGGGCAAGCTCTCATGTGATTCTTCTTTGGATGGGAGGTATCTATTGGCACTGGCAGGATATAACGACAACCCTGTTTATAACGCCTACGAAAAAATCTTTTCGAATGATAGCCAAAACATAAATTACACCAGAATCCTTGCCGCTGATATTTACAGTTACGTTGGTGGCTACAACTATGTCGATGTTGCCCTTGCTCCTTTAAGGAGGACTAAGTTCAATATGTTCAAGTCGGAGTTAAAGATTACGGAGGCTGCCTTTATGGGTAAGACTGTTATCTGCTCTGACCTCCCTATGTATGCCGATGTGGTTAAGGATGGCTATAATGGCTTTTTAATTTCGGATAACAAAAAGTCTTTGTGGTACAAGCGTATCAAGACCTTGATTAACGAGCCAGACCTCTCTGATTTGATGGCTACCAGGTTAAAGGAGGATATGATTCAGTTTCTCTCCCCAAGTGAAGTCCCTAAAAAAAGAATGGAGTTCTACCGCAGTATCTGTTCGAAATAGTCGTATCTTTGCTGAGTCATTTGGTGTGGTTACCTGATGGTTTAATGGTTAAAGGAAAGGCTCGCTTAACTGCGGGTCTTTTTTTTGCTCTATCTTTGCTCAAACTAAACCCATTCTCCTATGAAAATGTCCAAGGAACAACTTTTCGGAATTATCCGCCACGTTATGTCTGCCGCTGCTGGTTACTTTATCTACCGAGGCTACCTCACTGAAGACCAGGCTGCCGAGATTAGCGGTGCTATCCTCGCCATTATGGCCACCACTTGGTCTGTGGGCTCTAAATAGGCGTACAAATCACATCAAACTGAATATCTGAAAGCCCATTAGAGGGATAGATATTTCGGTAAGAGTACCCAAGGCCGCTAATAGCCTCAAAAAGCTGTTCTGCGGTCTTTTCTTTTCTATGAAGCGTGTGTCTGTTAACCTCTATGAGCATATATGGCTTATATTTCTCAATGGTTTGACGACCTCCTTCCAAAACCTCTATTTCCATGCCCTCGCAGTCAATTTTCATAAAGTTGCAGGCCTCTAAATTAAGGCTATCAAGGGTGATGCAAGGGATATCGCCTCCATTGACCGCATGACTTGCCCCAACGTTTTTATCTATAAGGATTTCTATGTTGTGGCTGCTATCGCTAACGCCAAGAGCCATGCACTTGACCCAATTATATCGGCTCATATTATGAACTAAACAGTCAAACGATATCTGATTGGGCTCAAAAGCCACGACACTGCCAGTTGAGCCAACGGCATTAGCATAGTAAATCGTGTGGTCTCCAATGAAAGCCCCAATATCGACTACCGTATCTCCTTTCTTAATGTATGGCTTGAGTAAACTCAACATAGATTGGTCATGGTCTAATCTACCAGATTGCATAACCCACCTCGATATATGGGTATCCCCATCTATAACAGCAATATTGTTCCTTAGGATAATCTTTTTCATTTTAGAATATTTTTTATTTCGTTAGACTCATCTTCTGTCAGCCCTGACCAAGACCAAAATTGCTTAATGGGCATAACCTCAAAGCTATCGGAATAAACGTCTATAAAAAGATACTTATCCGCATCAAAATTTTCGGCACATACCCCCATAACATTAAACTCCGAGAAAGTTCTATAAGCAACGCTATTCATATACTTATACAAAGACTTCTTATGGATTCTTTCGAGGTATTCATACGTTAGCCTTGCCGTTGAGCCATAAAAAAACAACGGAACTCTCCTCATATATTCCCAATCGCACCTAATTTTAGTAATTTTTTCAACAATAGGCTTCCAAATCCCCCCTAAAGCTGGGGGAACTATTTTAGAGTATTCAGCCCTCAATAAAATAATTTTTCCATCGACCACTTGACTACGAACATCAAATGGCTCATACGCTATGCAGTCGCTATCCCAATAACAGATTACGTCTGCATCGGTATATCTCCATGCCTCGAGCTTCGTGTACTGCTGACCAACATAACCATCCTTCATATCTTGAACCTGAACAACGATTTCTTTCGTTAGGTGATTCAAGTGTTCTTTGTTCGGTATGGCCACAATTATATTTCTATACCCCGTAACATATTTTTCAATAGAAGCCAAGGCATAATCTAACCACCTCAAATCCTTTTCGTAAGTTCTAATAAATATGTCTATAATCATATTATAAGTTTGTTTTATAAAGACTCAACATGCCCCTCCCTATATCATCTAAAGTATATTTTGTTTGATAAGGCATTAGTTTACTCAAGAATATTGGCAACGAAAGCAAATCAGCATCGTGAATCATCATTAACCCACCCTCTTTTAGCTTATTATTAAACAAGTCGGTCATTTCTTCAATCATTTTATCCCCATGGTCTGAATCATGAAAGATAAAATCAAACTGCCTTACTTCTTTGGTTGCTTCAATACTCAGCTTGCAGTGCCACTCAACATTAAATTCTGATAGCAAGCCCTCTCGTTTATCTTTAACCGTATCATCGGTATCATAAACAACTACATCAAGACCGGCTAAAGCAATAGCCAACGTTGAATGCCCCAAATAAGAACCAAGCTCTAACGCCAATCCACCAGAATATTTACTGGCAGACTCATGTATTTCAAGAATATGCTTTAATGCTGTGGTATAAATGTGAGAGTAATCTAACGACTTCAGCTTTTCAATATTTTCATTTTTTATCATATCATCTGGATTTTAGCACTAATAATTCCAAAAACTTCCTGAGAAACGCCACCATAGTTGGGCTCTCCATTTGAATGCCTGTTCATCCTTAAATGAGCAGGCTTCCTTCTCGGCTTGGATGAAATACTCTTATACCCCTCCAAGCTTATAAAATGCTCACACATCCGCATCCAATCGGCAGCAGAATACTGAACATGATGCTCTTTATGGTAAAATATAGATGCCTTTATGTTAAAAATAGGCAAGTCATTGACCACAAAACGATAGGGCAGCCAATAATCCCACCAAGTTTGCCCCATAACAAAAGGTGCTTCCGAGAATAAGTGATAGAACTTCTTATGAACAACAAAAACGTCTATTCCGTAACTATATCTAATCCCTTTAATATAGTTCCCACTATGGTCGTACCTGTTTGATATAACCAACCCTCTTTCACAAGCATCTAAGTATCCGCCAAGAACTTTCCTTTGGTCTCGAAGCTCTATGTCTGAGTTTATGAGCATAACCGAGTCATAATCGTTCTTACGAGCGTAGTCTATCATATCGGTTATATAAACATACGGTGCTTTGAACACCTCTTTCCCACTTTTAGGCGCATCCACACGAATACACCCACTCGGAACTTTTATGTCCTCGCATGGGTCGTTCATAGTAACCACGTCCCCAATATCGGCTGCCACCCAAGAACTCACACACCTCTGCTGAATATCCCCATTCACATGAGTAGGGCTAATCGAAGTTATTACGAGCCTTCTCATATATGAGCGTATTCAGCCTTAGCATCAAACGAGGGACACTCTTTCCAGTTAACACCACGCTTCAAGAAGTCGCGGTGGCCTTGAATCTTCGCATTCGGATACTTCTCTCTCCAAGCATGGAGGACTTGGCTTAACGCATCTCTCTGACCCTGCGTTCGGTTATCAACTGGATTGCCCCTCGAATCAATACCGCCAACATAAGAGACGTGGAGGCTAACACTATTAAACCCAACCACCCCATTACAAATCTGCTCGTCTTTTGCCAAAGTGATAACTTCTCCATTTGCTTTAATAATTTTATGATATCCTGGGGATTTCCATCCCAATCTTTCCCGCCAGTACCGCTGAATGCTCTCTACCGTGGTCGATTGTGGGGTTGCAGTACAATGAACGCACAAGAACTCAATCTTTCTCATATCGTCTAATTAAGTGATTTTTTCGTTTATCGTGCGAATATACGATTAGGTCGTATGAAATTTAGCTTCGACAAATCTTGTGTCGTTCTGCGCACCTTTGTTTCTGTTTCCTAATATAACCCTGTTCACCTTCAAGTTCATCCAATAGCCTCCGAGTGGCTTAATTCCCCTTCCTCTCTCAACGTGGAAGCCGCCTTCACCTGAGCCAAATTCCTCCTTGTATGTACTTGTCCGTAGTTGATGCACCCTTCGATGGGTGATGATTTTATTCCTTTTGTTGTAATGATGCACCATATTGACATGGTGATATAACTCATGAACATGCCCTTGCCAAGTTAGGTCATAGCCCTCGGTGTTGGCCATCATACGTTGGTCTTGAATAACCCCCTTGGTGACTGGGCCGCCTCCGCCGCTTCCGTGGTAGTAGTGAATGATGAATGCCGTGTTGCGCGTTACGTCATCGTTTGGGGTACTTACGTCCAAGTTAATATGGATAGTGCCTCCATATCCGCCAATCTGCACATTTCCTTTATGCTTATAATTGAAGATGGCTTGGAACTGCTGAAGCGCGTCAAACTCCATGTGCCGTAATACTCCTGTTTCGTGGTTGCCATAGCCGATTAAAGCAAGGTTGTCCTTGTATGGCGCGAACCAATCGACCGCATCTTCCACAACGGCCTGCAAGTAGTTACCCTTGTTATGCTCTGGTCTGATGTCATCCTTGCTTCTCCTTGGGTCGCCCTTTCCTTGCATTAGACAAAAGAAGTCTCCGTTCACGATAATGAGTGCGTTACGTTCAACCGCCTCATCCAAGTCTTTTTTGAGCAACGCTCTATCGCATTTTGGATTATCCCAATGTAGGTCAGAAATCAACAGAAAATCACAAGATTTGCCTTTTATAGTAATTAGGTGAATGTTTGGCTGCATCTGCTGAATTGAGTGTATCATTAAGTGGCTTGGTTAATGCCACAAAGATAGTAACCCTAATTAAGTCAGTTTTTTCATAAAAATCTACCATATTTGCAGTATGAGTAGCGAGTTTGAGTCTGACACTCCCGTTAAGTACAAAATGAAACTTGTGCCTGGGCATTCTCCTCCCGAGCCGCAAGGGGTTAAGCTAACCGATATAAAGAAAGGCAACCTCAAAAAGCTCTTGGAGATTGAGATGTCCAAGACAATTCAAGGGGCTACTCGTGCCGAAGGTATTGTGGCCAGATTGGTTACTATGGCTATTCAGGGAAACCTGAGGGCAATAGAACTAATTATGGCTTATATGTACGGAAAGCCACAAGCGCAGGTTCAGGAAATGGATATTAAGCCATTCGTTCTTGAGCTGACCGAAGGGCAAAAAGAAAATACTAATGAAACTAACACAGAAACAAACACTGGCATATAGGATGGCACTGTCTGGAGAGAAGCAATTTATTCTCTTCGGTGGTGCCATCCGATAGCGAGGCGGGAAAACTTACTGGCTTCTTCTCACCTTCATATCTCTTTGCTCTAAGTACCCGCGTTCTCGTTGGATCATAGTCCGTGCATCCAGACCTACTCTTGAGCGCACCACTATGGTTACTTTCAATTCCATCCTGAATGAGGGGCTTCGGGCGTACATATCTTCTTACGACAAGCAGGCTCTTATCGTTAGTTTCACCAACGGCAGTGAGCTTATCTTTATGGGGGAGAACTACGACACCGACAAAGACCTTGACCGCTTTAAGGGGCTTGAAATCAACGGAGGTGGGATTGATGAGATTAACGAGTGCCAAGAGGCTACTTTGTATAAAATGTTAGAGAGGGCAGGTTCTTGGAACAACGCTGAGGGCAGGCCTCCTATTGTTGTCTTGGCTACTTGCAATCCGGCAAGTAATTGGGTGAAGGAGGAGGTTTACGATAAGTGGGTGAAGGGAACTCTGCCTGACACTTGGGCGTACATTCCATCCAAGATAACGGATAATCCGTATATCCCGGAGGACTACCTCAATTCTTTGAAGGCCAATATGCCGGAGTACGAGTACCTTCGTTTCGTTGAGGGCGACTGGGAGGTTCAAGAGAAGCCTGAAAATCCATTCTTCACCGCATTTGAGCCGAAGCAGCACGAAAACCAAGAGACGTTTTTCAATCCGAACTTGCCGATTTTGTTCTCCTTTGACTTCAACTTACAGCCCTTCGCAGGTATTGTATGCCAAAAGTGGAAGGATGATGATGGCGAGCACTTCCATATCGTTGATGAGTTCTCCGTTGCTGATGGCTCTATCCCTAAGATGATAGACGTAATAAAAGAACGTTATGAGCCATACCTTCCTATGTGCTTGGTTACTGGCGATGCTATGGGCAAGCGAGGCGATTTATCGCAGAGGGATAATGCCAACTACTATGAGCAGTTAGCAAGGGGCTTGAAGCTAAGCGGAAAGCAAATCCGTGTTCAAGATAACCCCAAACACGAGAACTCTCGAGCCGAGTGCAACTATATTTTGAGACACTTCCCTGATTTTAAGGTTAATCCAAAGACTTGCCCTAATACGGCAAGAGACCTTCGAATGCTCAAATGTGATGCCATGGGAAGCATAATTAAGCGAAATAGAAATATAATAACACAATTGGCTGACCACGGAGATTGCCTCCGGTATTCCTTCCACACATATCTTGGAGAGTGGTATATTTACCACTTGAAAAAGAGTGGCTATAAACACATCCCCTATGAGCTGTATTGAGTGTACCGATTGTCCTTCCATTGGGACTTATGACATTTGTTGCGATGAAATACTCGTGGCTACTAACTTAACCGCATCTACCGATTATTTGGTTAGGATACTTGACTTAACCTTGAATAGATACATTAACGAAACGGTAACGAGTGATGCCTCTGGGAACGTTTCTATTTCTATAAGTCAGTCTATTTATGCGCCAAACAGAACGTATGAGGTGAAGGTTTATGCAGATGCAACTTGTTCTTTGGATGCCCCCATTGAGTTTGAGATGCCTGATACTTCGGAGGCTGCTGATTGTGTTTCATTTGAATTATTTTATGCTGATTGAAAGAGCTATTGTGGTTAGCCTTATGATTGTGGCTACCCATATTTCTATGGAGGCGGATATGTGGCTTGAGTGGCTAAGACGTATTCTTTCCAAACTTGTCCCTGAGTCAAGTGTATGGAGCAAGCCGTTATACAACTGCGTTGGCTGTATGGCTTCCGTTTGGGGTGTTTTCTACTATTGTATTACTGCTTTAACCCCTTACTTTGGGTTTAGTCTTATAGAAATGGCTATCGTGTGCGTTATCTGCATACCTTTGAACTTCATTTTTATAAAACTATCGTGATAGCCGAATTACTTTACAAATGGTTTCCCAAGCAGTTCAATCAACTTGTTTGGGATGCTACCTATAAGCCAGACAAGATGCGCGGATTAAAGTTCGCCTTTGTCTGCGAGGGGCACAGGTTCTATGTGTTTGACTCTCTTTTTGAGATGCCTTTAGAGCGTCTTGGGAGGGCTCAGGACTTCGTAATGCAGCTTCAGAGGATGGTGAGCGACCAAGAGCTAACGCGGTTTCTCGATTCTATGGAGTCTGCTTTATTCGAGTCCACGAATGCTGAAAAGCTAAAGTCTATATCGAGGATTGGTTTTCTGATAGGGGAGATGAAGGAGCGCAAGAAGATTTTGATTCACCCTGAAATCATGATGGAGCTTGCAAGCTGTATGCTTGTAAGGGAAGACCAAGACCCTGCTGATTGGAATGATGAGTTTGAGCAGAAGAAGGTCGAGATGTTCCGAAGGAACTACAAAGGCAAGGGGTTATATGATTTTTTCGTTTCCGGCGGGTTGAAACAGTTCTTTCCCAACTTAGATTCTTTCGAACGAGATTGGGAAACATATTTAGAGATGTCTCAGTCCCGCCTTCAAGCCCTCGAGGAGTTAATGAAATCACATCCCTCGGCAGGCAGCTCTACGATCAAGACAAAGAGTACCGTGAATTAGTTATCTATCTATCTGAGGGGGATGTCCTTCGCTACAACGCTTACATGAAAGTGTCCGTTGAAAAAGCCTTAACTTTGCTTGAGTTTAATCGGGAGAGGCAGAAACGGGAAATGGAAAGTCTAAAAAGCGATGGCACGAATACAGATAGAATATACGGCAAACGTAACCAATCTTCAGCAAGGGCTAAATAAGATAATTCAGTTAAACCAACAGGTTGCTAACTCTGCAAAGCAGGCGGCTACTGCGGTTAATAACATAAGTTCTTCTTTGAAGGGAGCGGCATCCAATGCTCAGAGGATGTCGGCTCAAACGCGATCTTCTTTCAATGCTGTTCAGAGCAGTTCTGCTGCGGCTACCAGACAGGTTGCTCAGTTAAATGCGGCTATGAGATCCGCCTCTGCGAACGCCAATTCATT